TTTGCGCCCTCAAGATATGCGCCCTCAAGATTTGCGCCCCTGTTTCTTTCAAGACAATCTTTTATGGACTCGTATTCTCCGCACAGGATAATCTTATCGGTAAATCTATTTTTAATTTCAATCTTCATCTTCACCCCTCCGCTTTCTGGATTGCAGCCCGTAGTTTGCATATTGTGCATTTAGGATGGTCTCCGTAAAGTTGATCCGCGCCACACAAACATTCACGCTTGAACACATTTTCGAAGCCCTCGATTGCTTCTTTACACGCCTCTAAAAGTTCGGGTGCGGCGGCGATCAGACGGGCGTTGGCAATAGATTCTTTGTTGTCTGGGTGCTTATACTCATCACCGTCTTTTCTAGGAGCAAAGACAATTCCTGCGTAAACAGTTGCGATATTTCGTTCATCCGATTCAATACTCCATCCACAATGACCATTTGTATCATCCCATGTACTGACCTTCCATTTCCCTTTTGTGTGTTCCATGCTTCATCCTCCGGCTTTGTTTTGGCAGGGGCAACCCCTCACCCCTGCCTTATTGGTTACGTTTAAAGCTCGACCTCCTTTCTAAAATTGTTCAGCACTCTTAATACTGGTTCTGGTGGCCGGACTCACTGCAAATAGCTGACTATCCCCGTTCGTCCTCTATGGTTACCTCGCGGTGCCTGACCTTGCGGCTTCTCCGTTACTTCCCCATCACTCGCCTTGTCCTTTCCTAATCCCGTTTCTGATTTCACTGTGCCAAAGCAATGCTTGACGCCAAAGTTCGCTCAGAGCGCATTGGATCTATTCGTTACTTTCATACTCCCGTTAGGCTGCGCGTCGGATTTTTATCAGCTTGCGCCCCGTGAAGGACTTATCTGATTCGTCCGGCCATGTTTTAAAAGATCGCTTGCCCCAGGATCGCGGACTTGCCGCCGTGGTTCCCCTTCGTTTATGGTGGTTCCGGTTTTTGTCGGGTGTCGAAGCATTAAGGCCATTGTTTCTAAGGAGCTTCCCTCTCTTAGTTGGCCGCCCGTGCCGGTCCCGTAACTGTGGGCATTTCGTTTACGTGGGAGTATATTACAAAATTGATTGTATTATGTCAAGAATTATTTACAAAGAATATTGTATTTGTTAAAGACAATAAAAAACCCGCATGGTTAGCGGGTTTGATGGGGTTTAGTTTTTAATCTTGATAACAGCGATACAAAAAACCTTGTAAATAATCCTTGACTTTATACAATCAATTTTGTATTATGCTGTCCATGAAACGAAACAACATATCGAAAAAATTCAGAACTGTTCGCTCCTCACTGGGGATGACCCAGGCGGAAATGTCCCGGCTGCTGAATGTTTGCCGCGTATCATTATCTAATTATGAAACCGGCACAACGAATCCAAGCGCCAAAACGTATGCAAAACTTTTAAATTTAGAACAGCATAGTATCGTCCCCCGTTAGACGCAGAGTAACAGAATTTTTTTTATCTTGAAAGGTAAACAATGGAAACAAAGGTAACCAAAAAAGACTACCGCAAAGACGGCCACTGCACCGCGAAGGCCCCGGAAGAAAAGGGCTGTCTGCATTTTGTCCCGGTCCACAACGGCATCCGGAAGCTGGAGCTTTGCGTAAATCAGAACATGGGCCGGGTTTGCGAGGTGAAGAAATGAAGGACCATTACCGTAAGATAGTTAATCTTATGCGTGATAAAGCGCCGGACTTTGCCAGCTTTGAAGAAATGGTTCTACTGCTGAAGAACACCAATATTGAAGATGTGGAGATCATTAATCAGGTAGTTGCGGAGCTGGATTGCGACACCAAACAACAGATCACCGACGTATGCGATTCCGTCAAAGAATTACTGCTCCGGAAGAACGATGCCTACGGAAATTCTTTCCAGTGCCCGATAAATATCTTTTGCAAGGCGTCCGCGGTGGAACAGATTCACGTTCGCATTGACGACAAGCTGAACCGTATTGCCAAAGGCCAGAATACGGACCTGGTTCAAGAGGACACCATTATGGATTTAATCGGTTATCTCATTTTACTGAAGGTGTTGCATGGATAAATATCTCTACGCGGCAATCATAACGTCGGTAATCGCATTGGCATTATTTTGGAACTTAATAAAATAAAGGAGGTTAATAATGAGTAAGTTGGAAAAGCGAAGCGCCCTGATTTTGCAGATCAAAGCGCTTCAAGATGAACTAACCACTGTAGATGAAGCAATTATAGAGGATTTGAAAAAAGAAGTCAAGCCTCAAGGTTCAACTACCGTGGAGTACGAGGGTAGTAAGGTCACTGTCACAATCCCCGTGACGGTGAAATGGGATCAGGACTGTTTGCGCGGCATTGCAAAGCGCATCCAGGCCGAAGGCGACAATCCCGAAAGCTACATTGATTATAAACTCTCTGTCAAGGAAGCATCGTACAAAGCGTGGCCGGAACAAATGCAAAAGATATTTGTTCCAGCGCGGACGATCAGCCTTGGCAAAACACGGTTGGAGGTCAAACAATGAAAATTATTACCGCAGACGAAAGAATGGCGGAACGCAAGAACATCAAAGGGGCGCTCTTTGGTGCTCACGGAGTTGGTAAAACTTCCCTGCTCTGGACTCTCGATCCCACCACAACTTTATTTCTGGACCTGGAAGGCGGCGATTTGGCCGTTCAGGATTGCCCGGTGGATCAGATCAAAATCAAAACGTGGGACGAAGCGCGGGACATGGCCTGCTTAGTGACCGGCCCGAATCCGGCAAAACGTGCGGATCAGCCGTACAGTCAGGCTCATTATGATTATGTGGCGAAGGAAATTGATCCGACTTTTCTGGAAAAATACAACGTCGTTTTTTGGGATTCCATTTCCGTCGCCTCGCGCCTCTGCTGGCAGTGGGCAACCGGACAGCCGGAAGCCATCAGCGACAAGACCGGCAAAGCGGATAACCGCGGCGCCTACGGACTAGTTGGCCGCGAGTTGGTTCAGTGGCTCACGCAGATTCAGCATTGCCCGAATAAAAACATTTGGGTTGTTGGCGGACTTGACCGGAAAGAAGATGATTTCGGGCGCACGATTTGGGTGCCGCAGATTGAAGGATCGAAAGCAGGGAACGAACTGCCGGGGATATTCGATCAGATTATATCCATGGTTACAATGAAGGACGACGAGGGCAACCCGTACCGGGCGTTTGTTACGGGATTGGTTAATCAGTGGGGCTATCCGGCGAAAGACAGAAGTGGGCGGTTGGATCTGATCGAAGAACCGCACCTTGGGAAATTAATGGAAAAAATAAACGGGCCGAAGCCCGAAAGGAGATTCTAAAATGTTTGATTTTAATGATGCAGCACCGCAGGGAAGCAATGAATTAATCCCGGCCAAAACCATGGCGAAGGTTATCGCAACAATTAAACCCGGATCACACGGGCAGGGCGGATGGGAAACTAAATCCCAGTCTGGGTTTAAATACCTGAATATGGAGTTCACTATCGTTTCCGCACCGATGGCGAAGCGGAAGATTTTCCAGAACGCCGGTATTGGCGGCGTCACGGACGGCCACGAAAAGGCCGTGGAGATTACCCGGACTTTCCTGCGCTCCCTTCTGGAATCGGCGCGGGGCATTGATCCCAAGGATGAAACCGACAAGGCGCGCAAATTGCGGACCATCCAGGACTGGGGCGATCTGATTGAATTGGAATTTGCCGTGGAGATCGGGATTGAAAAGGGAAAAGACGGTTACGCCGACAAGAATAAAATTGCCCGCGTCATTACTCCGGATCACAAGCTCTATAAGCAGGTTATGTCCGGAGAAACAATTCTTCCCGACGGCGGAGAGAAATCAGCGACGGTTCCCGGTCATGTTGCGGCTGCGGCGAAAGCCACGGGAACATCAACAGCAGTACCGGCGTGGGCGAGGTAAGATGATTCCACGTTTATATCAACAAGATTTAGTTAAGCGAGCTGTCAGTGCATTATCGGAATACGGTAATACGCTGGCGGTCGCTCCTACCGGATCGGGCAAAACCCTGATGATCTCATGGTTACTGGAACAAATACAGGGGCGCCAGATGATCCTCCAGCACCGCGAAGAATTGGTTGATCAGAACCGTAAAAAGTTTCACCTGATTAATCCGGGAAGGACTTCTTCCATCGCCGGATTAGGCACAAAGGATTATTCGGGCGAAACGATTTTCGGCATGGCTCAAACCCTGGGTCGTAACGGGAATATGAAAGATATGCCTGCACTGGATATATTGGTAATCGACGAAGCACATCATTCCAGGGCCGAAACATATCTGCGCATAATTGAAGCGGCGCAAGACAAAAACCCTGACTGCCTGATTGCCGGATTCACGGCAACGGGCAGCCGGGGAGACAAAAAGGGGCTGAAGCCGACGTTTAATAATGTCTGTGACTTAATTACTATGCAGAAGTTGATCGACCTTGGCTTTCTGGTCCCGGCCCGTACATTTATTGCCATGCTGCCGGGGCTGGCAGATGAAATCAAAAACATTAAAAAAACATCATCGGGGGAATACGATCTTTCCGAAGTGGAAACACTTATGGACACGAAACCGATTAATGAAGCGGTATTTCGTGAGTGGAAGAATTACGCCGGAGATAGGAAAACAATTATCTTTGCGTCAACTATCCGTCACGCGCAAGACGTTTGCCATTTGTTTCAGTCAAACGGAATAAAAGCAGAGTGTGTTTTCGGAGACACGCCGAACCGGGCGGAAATTCTCAAGCGGTTCGAGTTTGGAGACACGCAGGTAATTTGCAATGTCGCTGTGCTGACCGAAGGCTACGATTGCCCGCCGGTGTCCTGTGTTGTTCTGCTCAGGCCATGTTCTTTTAAATCCACAATGCTCCAGATGATCGGGCGCGGCCTCCGCACGATAGATCCGGAAGTCCATCCAGGAATAATCAAGCGCGATTGTATTGTTTTGGACTTTGGAGAAAGCCTGCGTATCCATGGCGATCTTGAGCAGGGCGTCCGGTTCGACGATGCGGAAGTGCAGGAAGGCGAAAAGAAAGAGTGCCCAAATTGCAAGACGATGATCCCAGTGCAGACAAGAGAGTGTCCCGCCTGCGGTTATGAATTTCCGGTATTCGATGGGAAGAAAGAAAAAGAGGACACGGACATTGTGATGATGGAAGTGGATCTGCTCAAGCGCTCACCATTTAAGTGGGCCGATGTATTTGGCGGCGGTAAAGTTCTGGTTGCTAGTGGGTTTTCGGCCTGGGCAGTTACGGCCAGCGCCAACGGGACCGACTGGGTTACGCTTGGAAAAAAGAGAAGCGAAGGAATACGACGGCTGGCCGTCGGCGCTAAACTTCAATCACTGGCTGCCGGTGATGATTTCATGCGGATGAATGAGGACACGGAAGCGGCAACGAAAAGCAAGCGATGGTTAAGGGATCAGCCTAGTTTTAAGCAATTAGAGTTGTTGCGACAGGCTGGATACAACGCGAAAACGGATTTTAACTTACGGAAGTACGAAGCGAATTGTTTGCTGAATTTCTTCTGGAATAAAAAAGATATTGAAGTGGAGGTTTTTAGGTATGCATCAAATTGAAATAGATTATAAACGATTGGGCGAAGAATTAACATTGGCCGGGTTAGTGGGGAAACCGGTTGAGCAATATAATAAAGAAGAAGTGGAAAAACTTTGCCATGCCTGTATTCATTCTATTAATCCAAAAAAAATAACAAAATTTTCAAAACCTTTTATAGACGAGCGCGGGGAGTTAATTATCCCGGCGGATGCAGATCCCCGGTATTTCTATTGGGCGAAATGCGGCCAGTCGCTCTATGAAACGCTCCGGGAATTGAACGTAAGCGACGAAGTATGGAAACGATATACCGACGTAAGGGAAGCGCCGTTTTAAATGAACCTAAAACGGTATTACGAAACCCCATGGTGGAAAAAACGCTCAAAAGGGTTTCGAGAGAAACAAGGGAAGTGCTCTAGGTGCGGATCAAAAGAAAAGTTACAAATTCACCATAAGCGCTACAAGTTTTTCAGGGAGAGAGATTCGGATTTAGAATGTTTATGCGCCAATTGCCATTTGCAAGGCGTTCACCAACAGAAAGGATACGAAGAAATGCTGGATTTTAACCACATTAAGAACCGCGGGGACCGACTTAATTTTTTAATTGATGAAGCGCTGGTGATTCCAACAGAAGCGCCGCGAGATTACCTTGGCGGCTCGCGCCTGGGACACGAATGCGCTCGTTCACTCCAATACGAATTTTTTAATGTTCCAAAGGATAGACCGTTTACTGGCCAGTTAATGCGGACGTTCGCCATCGGTCACGCGCTGGAAGATTTAGCGGCCGACTGGTTACGGAAAGCGGGGCTTGACCTGCGGACCGTGGACGCCAATGGCCGGCAATTCGGATTCATTACCGGCGGCGGAAAGATCCGCGGTCATATTGACGGCGTTATTGTCGGCGGGCCGGAAGAATTGGGACCGTATCCGAGATTATGGGAATGTAAAACTTCCAGCGCAAAGAAATGGCGGGAGTTCGAGAAGAACAAAGTAAGGAAAACTAACCTGACCTATTTTATCCAGGTACAGGTGTACCAAGCCTATATGGACCTGACCGAAAACCCGGCGCTCTGGACAGTAATTAATAAAGACGATTCTAGCCTTTACCATGAGGACATTCCCTTTGATCCGTCCGTGGCCCAGGACGCCAGTGACCGGGCGGCGCGGATTGTTCAGTGCTGTTTAGCCGGTGAGTTGTTGCCGCGGGAATATCCTAGCCAGGATTTCTATCAATGTAAATGGTGCAACTGGGGATCGAGGTGCTGGAATGGGTAAAATCATCTCTTTCGACTTCAACGACGCAAAGCCCCAACGATCATCTGAAGAAAATAAGACACCGCCGGATATAGCTTTCCGCGACTTTATCACCGAGTGCGGCTTTAATCGGCCGGAGAGTATTATTGAAGATGGCGAGATCCACCGCTATGGCAAAAATAAGGTGGACTGGTACCTGTATCATCCACACCAATCCAACCCTGCCGGGGCCTTTGGCTGCTGGAAATCCATGGAAAAAAATGTGACGTGGTGTTACCGCGGCGCCGAAATGTCGGCGCGTGAGCGCGAAGATCACGAAACCCGGATGGCGCAGATACGCCGCAAGGTTAATGAAGATCGGGAGCGGGCACACGCGCAGGCGCGAGAGGAAGTGGCAAAGGTATGGGCCGAGGCTAAGGAACCGGAAAACCATCCATACCTTAAAAAGAAAGGCGTTAAGGCTTATGGAATCCGTCTTTACAAGGGCGAATTGCTTGTCCCCTACCGTGATCAGAACGGCCTACTCCATTCCGTCCAGAAGATTACAGCCAGTGGCGATAAATGGAACTGGACCGGTGGCGAAGTGTCCGGCCATTACCATACAATAGAAGGAACGGGAAAAACCGCTTATCTCTGCGAAGGGTACGCCACCGGCGCGACAATCCATGAGGCGACTGGCGCCACGGTTTATATTGCATTTTCCGCGGGCAACCTAAAAACCGTTTCACCCTTGCTCCCAGAAAACGTGATTGTGGCTGCCGACAACGACACAGAAACTAAAGGCAACCCCGGATTGACGGCGGCCATGGCCACCGGGCGGGAAGTAGTTTTCCCAAAGGGAACCGCCGGGACGGACTTTAATGATCTGGCTATTGAAAAGGGAATAGAGGAAGTTCGCCAGCAGTTAAGTCAATCCACGAATAAATTTACCAAAAGAATTATTTCAGGTGAACAGCTTCATAATCAGTTCCTAAATACTTTGCACATGGGTTGGACCATAGAAGGAGTATTTCCTGAATCGTCATTTTTAACAGTTGTATTTGGCGCTCCTTCAGGTGGAAAGAGTTTTTCTGTACTGGATATGTGCTGCTCTATCGACTCCGGCACAAGTTGGCATGGCAAAAAGGTCAAAAAGAAGCCAGTTCTTTATCTGGCCGCCGAAGGGCAGGCGGGTATGCTTAAAAGGATTGAGGCGTGGACTAAGCATCGGGGAATATCTTTGCCTACATTTACACTTCTACCCATGCCGTGTTTGATTGACCATGATACTGATAGGCGAGAGCTCCTCAATATGATCGCTGAATTACCCCAAAAGCCGGGCGTGATTGTATTAGATACGCTGGCCAGGTCAATGATTGGAGATGAAAATTCAACCGTAGATATGGGCAAGGTGGTTATAGCAGCGGGCATATTAATTGAGGCAACCGGGGCACAAGTCATTATTATCCATCATACAGGTAAAGATGAGTCTAAGGGCGCAAGAGGCGCTATTGCCCTTACAGGGGCGACTGACACCATGCTTAAAGTTGTCCGGATGAAAGAGGAAAAGAGTTTTATATTAATTTGTGAACGTCAAAAAGATTTTGATAAATTTGATCCAATTGGTTTCCGTTTTGAAGTGGTTGATACTGGATACTATACCAAAGACGGCGATGAGGTTACTTCTCTGGTGCCAGAATTAGATGAAGAAGTTATTAAAACAATAAAGCAGCAGCAAAAACCTAAGAAGGAAAAACTTACAGATGTGCAGAAACGTACACTTAAAGCATTAAAAGAAACCATTAAAAAGGAAGGGATACCGTTTACCGAGGAAATACTTGAGAGTCAATGCGGATTAATCACACCAAATGATAAAATGGTAAAAGTGTCGAAATGGCGCAAGGAAGCCAAAAGAAAGGATATTTCAGACGGAGGAGAACGTGCTTGTAATGATGCGTTTAGTCGTGCGGTTGTTACTCTTGAGATAAAAGGATTAATCGGAATACTGGATGGTTACGCATGGATAAAAAAGGAAGAAACGGAATAAAATCTTCCGAATCTTCCGAATCTTCCGTTTTTACAAAAAAGGAAGAAACGGAAGAAAAGGAAGATTTCTTCCTTTTTTAAAAGTGTTCCTTTTCTTCCGAAAAAAGGAAGAAAAGGAAGAAGATTGTATTTATACAATCTTCCTTCCCTTCCTTTCCGGATGGAAGCTAAAAATAGGGGGTGAAGATGATAATAATAAAAAGCGCTGCTGAAATGGTGGATGAGCTACAAGAAAAATTAAGTAATCCTAATTTAAGAACTTACGAGGATACTCCTGTTAAATATAAGCACGTTCGATATTACAAAAAATATAAGTGCATAACGATTGATGGATTTTATCATATCCCGACAAATAGGATCACAACTGCCGGGGAAGTATTGGACTGGATTCACCAGTTGCACGAGAAAAATTGGGTTACCGATGAAACAATGAGAGAGTTCATTGATATGATTTTTAGAATAGTGCCTGAAAAGATGTGGGCAGGTGGTGGTGAATAATTATAATCAATCGGGCGCGCCGACCGCCGTAAAAGAGTGCTGTATGTATTGGGGAATACGAAGTGGCGGCCAGCGCCCCGCCAAAGGTAGTGCCGGAAAATGTAAGAATAACCAGAGAAGAAATAGAAAAAGTGTAATGATTTTAATGGGTTAGAATAGTGATGAAAAAATAAAAAAAGGAGGAAGTTATGAAAATCAAAGCAAGGAAAGTCGAAAATGGTTTTATCGTGTCTTACGGGAAGAAGGAATTTTTCTGTAAAGATGAAGATGAGGGAAGGAATAAAGTCCGCGAGTTATTTATGGCAGAAGTCGCGCCGGTAATAGCGCAGTTAGAAGTGGAGAGGTTATTCCCATTGGTACTGGAGAGCGTGTAATGGCTGAAATAGAAACCAAAACAGAATACCGCGGCCTAAGCGAGATCGCAGATCGATTTGGGAAGAGCGTTGATTTCGTCCGGGATTTGATTCACGATAGAATTAACCCTCTCCCCGCTGTGGAGGTCGGACGCGAGTGGTGGATCACCGAAGAAGCGATACAGCACTGGCTTAATCGTAAGATTTTAACACGTGTCAAGTAGTTTATCAGCGGGGTTACACAGGAACCACCGCCGAGTTATGCGGATTCCCGGCGCGTCTACACAGAACGCGAAAAAAGCCATGCTATACTATGTCCGCGTTAAAGATAATTGATTGTGGTTAATTTTAGTATGGGTGTTTTTTTATGAAACGTGGATTTTTATTGATTTTGGCGGAAAATGGCTAAATCGAACAGAAATCAATTTGGGAACAATCCAAAGCAATCGGCTTTCTGCCGCGAATATGTGCTTGATTATAACGGCACACAAGCGGCGATCCGCGCCGGATACTCAAAAAGAACTGCATATTCACAATCTTTTGATCTCCTGAAAAAACCTGAAATCCAAAAGGAAATTCAATCCCTTGAAAGCCGCATAGAAAACAAAGTCATAATCACAAAAGACAAAATCCTCAGAGAACTCTCAATGATCGGCTTTGCAAATATGGCTGATCACGTCACGATTGACGATGGTACTGGATGTGTCCAGGCGGTAGGGATTGACAGTCTTCCGGTAGGGGCCAGTAGGGCGATCAAGAAAGTCAAAGAACGGCGCATTATTAAATCCACTGCCAAAGGTGATGAAGTTCTAGAAAGCACATTTGAATTTGAGCTTCACGATAAGCAGCAGGCCCTTGTGAATATGGGGAAAGAGCTGGGAATGTTTAAAGAGAGGCATGAGGTTGGGTTAGATGAGGCATCTATTGAAGCTATCCTTGCGACTATGCCAACAGAATACGCCGATAAAGTAAGAAGTTCATTGATAAAGATCAAGGAAGATAAATGAACCTTCAGACACTTCCACCGCCTGAGCAATTTGCCGCTATACTGGCTTCTAAGATGAAGCCGGGAACTCTTAAAGCAATTCAATCAAAACAATCTTATCATCATTATGCCAATGATCCCGTTGGCTTTTGCGTTAATGAATTGAATGAGATTTTGACTGATGATGTCAAGACTATGATGGAATCGGTTAGGGACAACCTTGTTACTATTGCAATATCAGCCAATGCTACGGGTAAGAGCCATGGAGCGGCCCGAGTAGCAACATGGTTTTATAAAAGCCATGAAGATTGCAAGGTCTTCACTTCCGCGGCCCCACCGTATGACAATCTTAAAAATATCCTTTGGGGTGAAATTGGATCGGTAGTGGCCAAGCATCCGGAAATGTTTCAATCTGATGTGGTTACGTCTCTGGATATTCGGAGAGGGCCGGAAGACTTTATAACCGGCGTATCAATCCCAAGTGCAGGCACATCCAAAGAGAGAGAGGCTAAGTTCTCAGGTAAGCACCAAAAGCATATGCTTTTTATCTTGGATGAGGGCGACGCCATCCCTGATGAAGTATATTCTGGCATTGAATCCTGTATGTCTGGTGGTGTTATTGTTCGGCTACTGATCATGTTCAACCCCCGGCAAAATTCCGGCGCCGTCTTCCGGATGCAGCGGGATAATACAGCTCATGTTGTTCATTTATCGGCACTTCGGCACCCGAATGTCATTGAGGGTAAAGATATAATCCCCGGAGCGGTGACAAGAGATACTACGGTCCGGCGCATTAACGAATGGACACGGCCGGCGCACCCCGACGAAAAGATTGAAGACGATTCCCTTTTTGAAGTGCCTGGCTTTTTAGTGGGAGTTACGGCCCCAAAGAAAAACGGTGGTTTTTACCTGCCATTGCCAGCAGGGAAGCGCAAAATAACCAATCCCGCATTCTCATATATGGTGCTGGGTAGATATCCGGCCCAAGGGACCAATCAGCTTATTTCCAATGAATGGATTTCACGGGCGCGGTCCCGTTACGATATGTATGTTCTCGAACATGGGAACGTCCCGCCAGCGGGAATAAAAGGAATTATGGGCTTAGATTGCGCTGAAATGGGTGATGACCTGAATGTTGCTTGCGCTCGATACGGCGGGTATTTAACTAATTTCGAGAGAGAAAAGGATGTTTGGGGCGGCGTTGATATGATGGTAACGGGTGATCGTGCCGTCTCCTGGCATAAATCACATGATATCTCTTGCGCGAATATTGATGCCACGGGCGTAGGGGCGAGCGTTGCCCCTCAGATGCAACGATCCGGATGTGTAGCCATCGGCATAAAAGTAGCCGAAAAACCCACCACAAAGACCGAGCAGGGAGAATTTAAGCGTTTGCGTGATCAAATCCTTTGGTCAGTCAGAGAATGGCTTAGAACAGACACGTCGGCCATGCTGCCCCCGTGCGAGGAATTGCTCGAAGAACTCTCCGTACCGACATATAGCGTTGATACCGGGAAGATTGAAGTAATGAAAAAGGACGATATGAAGGAAGTTCTTAAGCGTTCACCCAATCATCTTGACGCTCTGGCATTAACTTTCGCGGGAGAGGGCGCTTTCTTCTCTGATACGGTTTACGAGGAGTACCCGCAATGAAAATCAGACTCATTAAGCCCACTGAAATAGACTATCTACGTTATCAATCAATGGTTGATGATGCTCACTGTAGGGGGATTAAGCTCACACCGAGACCCTTTCATTATGAGAACGCTGAGACCGGCCAGTTATACCATGATATTTTTGCCTGTGTTGGCTGGCCAACGGAAGTCACTGATAAGAACGATATGAGGCCGGGATATATCGCCATTGTGGGCGTCGTAAAGGACCACAGGCCGCCGCAAGAGGCTGTATTTCAATTACTGGCTGAGGGCGAAAGCAAGGATATTCCTATTTTGCTCAGGAAAATGGGAGAATTAAGAACAGAATACGGCTTTGGACTTCATCCCACACTGTTTAACGTCTGGTGGGGCGATCCTTCGGAAGATAAGTTTGCAACCATGATTGCGCTACTGAATGAGCGATTACGCGAGAAAACAGGAAATGATAATCTGGCTATCCTGATTGCTCCGCCGATTGATTTTTACGATAAGGAAATATTTGAGACGTATTCACGGGCATTCTATTCAGTGGTAGCAGAGAAGGAAACACTAAGATTTTACTACGGCAAGAACGAGATATTGAGAAACAGGACGCGGGAATTCAAAAGGGATGATCCTGCTATCCTTGCCATAGGTGGATTGGTGCATACGTTGATCAACACAACGCCATGGATGGATTCGCAGAGTGAAAATATGTTTACCGTGGAGGAGGGAATCTAATGTTCACATTTAATCAGGCGTTAATCTTATTGGCTGTTGTTTTTGGGATTTCTCTATGCTTTGGGCTTTTTTGTGGTTGGCTGGTGTTTAAGAGCCGAAACGCCACCCAGGGAGAGAGTTTCATCGGGGGAGCGCCTAAAGGTACAGTCTTCACGATTCCGGATGCGGCAGAAGATGACCTGGACGCGGAGAAGAGCATACTGGATAAGAGTAAAGACTTTTTAAAGATATTTGAGGGAGGTAAGTAAGTGATGGGTTGTGTGTATCAGGCAGAAAATACCGTACAGGAGCAAAATCATCAAGTCATACAAAACAAAAAATAAGTGAAAGTATTAAAAAGCATTGGATATTAAGAAAATTAAGAATGGAGGCAGATAAAAATGAATCAAGATTTGTCGGGATTGCCTGTTAAGTGTCCTAATTGCAAAAAGATTTTATTTAAAACTACCGATAAGTACGATCCTAATGTAAGTCCGCGAGGGGATATGTTAAAATCCCTTGTGACGTACCACTTGGATTTTCTATTAACATCATCAACGCCTGTTTCTAGCTTGACCTGCCCGGAGTGCACCTGTCAGTTGGCGCCGTATGGAAGATTGACAGTGATTGAGCCGGTACCGTCGTTTATTATTCCGGAAGGTGTATTGACTGAAGAAGAGGCTAAACAGGCAGCAGAAACGCCGGGGAGACTTTTCCCTCTTGGGGAAATTCCCCAGGCAGAAACACCCGTGCCCCCGGAAGAAATCACACCAGAGGCAGCGCAAAAAGCACAGCCTCTAAATTCTTTTACCGATACGGGGATAAGGATACCCATGGAAGAAGCCAATGAGCTGGATGAGGCTTTGGACAAGGTTTCCGTAGGGCCGCAAATATTCATCTGCGACATCTGCGGCAAGGAATGTAAGAGCCAGTTCGGATTGAATAGTCATAAGAGGAGCCATAAGTGATTGATATGTCATTATTCACCCCTCCAACAATATGTAAGAGGGCGAAGGCTGAATATGATCACGGGAAAGAAGTTGAATATCGATTACAAAGAACTATCGCGAGGCTTGTTGATGACATAAATCAGCATAACCTAGAAACGAAAGACGTGTTTGAGCAGAATAGTCAATTAAAAAATCAAATTAAATTATTAGAAAATAAGAATAAATTATTAAAAGAAGACGTAAGTTGGCTTAAAGGAGAACACACGAGGCTTACTTTGGCTTATAGGCGGATCAAGGAAGAGATTAAATCGTTAGAGGGCAATCTTACTGTTGAGGTATTGTCATTGGATGAATTGACGGATTATGAACGTCAGAAGATGATTTTAAGTAACGCACAATATTTTCAATAAAGGAATCTTAATGTCTGACGACTCAAAAAAGATTATTGACGTTATAATCCGTTGTGCTAAAATGCTCATAAAATTACTGGAGAATTTAAAAAATGAACCGGTAAAATCTTAATATTTCTTCATCTATCCCGCCTTCTGGCTGCATAGTTTGATAAGCTGGCCGCGCATAATGCCCCGTCTGATTAAATCAGCGGGGTTTTATTATGTTAAGAGAATGGAACTTATCAAAATTGCCACCGAAAGACGATCCGGATGTTGGTCCGTATGCCTATTTGCTCTTTAACGCGGCTAAGGCCGAGAAAGAACGTCTAAATAAACCTCAAGACTTCGTAAATAATTACGCCCTCTATCGCGGACAACAGACCCAGCAGCAGACCGGCATGAAGGGCGCCAGGCAACCCAAGAAAGTCCTCACGCCGATCAACCTCTATTTCGCCAATATCGAAAGAACTGTCTCCAATATCACCGCTCGTAATCCTGTGGGTGAAGTCGTTGATCTGGACGGGACCGGAGAAGGTTCTGAAAAAGTCCTCTCCATGGTCCTCAAAAAGTGGTGGAAGGACACGGACCAGTTGCCCAAGATACGGCAATCCGCCCGGTCTATGGAAATATACGGTCACACAGGAGAAAAGCCGTGCTGGGATAAATCTAAGGACAATCCGGATATTGACGTAACCGATCCGTTTCAGGTGTTCCCAGCTCCCGGATACTGGGAAAACATCAGTGAAGATGCTCCATATATCGCGTTTGCATATGTTAAATTTGTCTCAGATATCGAATCATTCTTTGGCGTTACCAATGTGCAGGAAGATGAGGCCTATGAACTCATGGGCACAGAGCGAGAGAAATTCAAGGGAGAGGGCTACGGCGCCCAAAATACAACAATCGGCAATTACAGCGATCCCATGACAATAACAACCAGCGGGAAGACGCAAGACAAATCTCTGAAGCGTTGTTTGGTTATTGAGGTATGGGTAAGGGATAATAGCTTCACAACGATAACCGAACAGCGACCGTTCGTTGACCCGGGCACCGAAGAAGTCGTGCTGGATGAAGAGACAGGTTATCCGGTGCTTGAAGAAGTGGGTAAAAAAGTTCCTGTTTATTCGGATGGAATACGTAAAATCACAATTACAAAAAGCAAAGACCCTCAGTCGAAAGACGGGATTATCGTCCTGGATGACAGCGCAAACCCCAATATCAATCCCGAGTTGCCTACGGAACTGGCGATTAATACCTATCCATGGGGCCGGTTACCATATTACTACGCTAATTCCTATCGGGACGGCATTTCTGTATGGGGATTTTCGGCCGCCGAACAGGTGGGCGACCTTCTCAACAAGATCAACCTTATTTTCTCCAAGTTGATTGCCTGGGTGATCAACGTCATGACGCCGCCGCTGATCGTGCAGAAGAACTGCGGAATAACCAAAGAAATGATTGAAAGCACAATCAAGAATGCCGGAAGACTTATTTTAATGCCGTCAATCCCCAATGCCCGCATTGAATTTATGCGGGTGCCTAATCTGCCGCAAACCTTCTTTGCCGTTCTGGAGTTGATCGTCAGGTTTTTCGACCGTGTTTACCAGATTGAAGACGCTGACCGGGGCGTGGCGCCCAACGGCGTGATTGCAGCGCAGGCGATTGTCGCACTCCAAGAGAGAAACGCAGTCTTGATGCAATCGAAAACATCATCCATCGATTACCTGGCAGAGCAACGCAGCCGATGGGCAATAGGGTTGTATCAGAATTTCGGAACAAAGCCCGATTCGGTCAATGTGGATGATGAAACCTATGAGTTTTTCGGTGTGAACTTCGCCGGCCGTAAATACAACTATGTTGTTGAAAGCGGATCGACGACGCCAAGAACGTCATTACAGAATCAGGAATTGGCGTTCAAGTTATACGAACAGAAAGCTATCGGCCAGAAAGGTTTGCTGGAAGTGCTGAACTGGCCGAACTGGAGGGAAGAGGTTGAGAGGACGGCAGAATCCCAAGTTGATCAGGCCTTGCAAATCCTTGTTGATTCAGGACTGCCGGAAGAACAGGCGATGGCGATAAGGCAATTCGTCATGTCATCGTCAGAACAACTTAAAAACAATGGGAGGTAATATGCTGGTATTGGTCAACACAAGTTTCGGCTACATCATTGGAGAGAGGATCAACAAAGACAATAAAGACGTTTTAACCATCAAGGAACCGCGCAATCTGGTTATCGCTAATGACAAGGAGACGGGGCAGCATCATTTTGCCGTGGGAGAATTCCCGTGGAAACCCGCCGTTATAAACCTACCGGTGAATCATGTGTATTTCGATGTGACCGAGGAAGTGGTGAAAAAACTGTATCGTCAGGCTGTTTCCGGTCTGGTCCTTGCCGGTTCCGGCGATATTCAGAAGCCGCGTTGAGGTGAGCTATGCCAGTCTATCAATATGAATGCAAACTGTGTAAGACGATTACCGAGAAGGTCCACCGTATGGACAGTATCCCGAAGAAAGTGCGATGCTCAAAGCCGGGGTGTGGAAGAATGGCCAGGCGGATTATCGCACGAAGCGGAGCTATCCAGTGCGATAGCATTAACGACGTAAAGTGGCTACCGTCGGCTCTCATGACATTACCGGACAAAGCGGCAAGGCACATAACATCACGAACAGAACACCAACGATATTTAAAAGAAAGTGGTCTGGTTCAAAAAGCATGATGGATGAAAAAGAAAAAAAAATACTGGAATCTATGCTTACTCAAATAAAACACTTGAAAAGCATAAAAAAAACTGGTAATATTAAAATAACAGTGGAGCTTAATATGTCTCAGGGGAATATAGGCTCTGCGAATATTGAAAACAGGAACAAGGAGATTATTTTTCAAGCGTAAATAAATAACGGGGACTGAAAGCCTCTAAGAGTTACTTATTAAGCCCGGATTCTTTGGATAACGCAGCAATGCGCCAGAGAGTCCGGGCTTTTTTATTTTTTCTGATTCGGACAACCAGTCTAAACGTGCCCGACAGGGATAACACGAAATCCAACGCTGGCCGAGGAAGGAGCGGAAAATGAAGAAAATGAGCGAGATATTTAAAATGTTGTTGAAGCCTTTTATGAATGAGCGCGGCCAGGTGGGAGAACAGGACGATACTGCACCTGATCCCAATGCCGTTGAACTGGATGAAAACGGTTTTATTCCCGGCACCAACTTTAAATCCGTGGCCGACCTGATTAAGGGTCATACGGAACTGAAGGGTGCATTTGACAAGCAGGGGAATGAGCTCGGCCAGGTAAGAAGCCAGGCGCAAACGCTGGCGGAATCATTAAAAGAGGCCATCTCAAAAGGTGACGCACCCAAAGGCACGGCGACTCCAGACGATAAAGCGTCGGAATATGATGCCAAGGCGGCCAGTATCCAGGCGGAAATTGAAAAGCTCGACCCGATGGATGAGAAGTTTTCTTCCAAACAGGCGAAACTTGTTTCCGATCTGATCAAATATACAGCTATGTCTCAGCATGAAAAAACCCTCGGCGCGGCTAAAGGATTCCTTAAAGAAGAACTGGCCACCAGGGATTCAGCCGCCAGCCAGCAGAAATTCCTTGATGAAAACAAGGATTTCAACACTCCTGAAATGCAGACGAGAATCAAAGATTTTCGGGCGCAGGACAGAACTGGTATGCACGACAACATGAGCGCTTATTTTGCCATAAAAGCGGCCGACGCTGCACAGATAGCGACTGCCGCAACCACTGAACGCGACCAGATCAAGGAAATCCTCAAGCTGCAACACGGCAAGGATTCCACCGGGAAGGTGATCCCGAAAGGGCAATCTCCCGGAACTGTAACTAACCCTCAACGTGTAACAGGTGAAGAGGCTGACGCCGGCGCGAAAGCGGCTTTGGCGGCAGTTCGTGGCGGGTAAGTCTTTTTGCCTTTCTCAAATAGAAAGGAGATTGAGCTATGGCTCTCTTAGATGAACTGAATGCGGTAAGTACCTATTATTGGATGAAAACTCCGATGGGTGACTCGGTTGATATCGTTAGCAAGGCATCGGCTTTGCTGTATAAATTAATGGGCAATGCCATTGCCCGTAACAACTGGGAAGTCAAAAATCATGAGACCGTTGACGGCGGCCTTATGATCAAGGTGCCCCTGGAATACGCATCCTCGAATCACGGCGCGTATGGTCCTCAGACCGTCATTAACCAGTCGAAGAAGAAAATCTACGACGCAGCCCGTTTCGGATGGGGCGGCGCCTATGGTTCCAATTCGCTGGACCTGGATGATCTGACCAAGTGCACCGGCGATGAAGCGATGATCGATCTAGCCAAAGGCAAGATTGAGAGCATCAAAAAGGCGATCAGAATCGATCTTTCATCTCAGATTATGGCTCGCCAGACGGATGGAATCAGTCTCGACGGTCTCGGAAATCTTTTTGACACCACGACCTCGACGGAATACGGCTCCATTGCCGAGGACAATATGGCGGCATGGAAAGCCAATGTCATTACTACAGCGGACACCATCAGTTTCAGTGTCCTGCAAGGTATCTGGCGCACCCCGGCAATGGGCGATATCGATGAATATCTGCCCAATTTCTGCGTAACGACAGCCGTATTGCGCGACGGTTACGAGTTGTCCCTGCATCCCCAGCAGAGATACGCCAATGAGGAAATTGTCAAAGCCGGCTGGAACAACATCGTGCACAAGGGTGCTCCGATTGTTGCCGATACCTACCAGACCAGCGGGTATTTCGACGCCCTGAATCTCCGTTTCCTGCATTTAAGAGCACACAAGGATTACAATTTCACGAATCCCGTGTGGATGCACAAGGGAATTTTGGGCCAGCCGGACAACCATTCGGCCGATACCCGTTTCCGCGGCAATCTCATTTGCACGAACCGGCAGATGCAGGTCAGACACACCAATTTGACCGTTCCTACATAAGTATTAACGGGGGAGCAGGACGCTCCCCCGTAACCCTTTAACTTGCCCGGATGCAGTTTGAGATCCGGGGAAAGGATAAAACCATGAGTGAAAGAATTTTATCAGTAGGTGGACCGAGGGCATCCCGCCCGATTTCGGATTTCCTGATGGTCAATGACTATGAAGGCCCCAAAGCCGGAAAGTATTATGTTGACCTGAATGTTGCGGCGACGGGCTCAGGTTCGCCTGATCATCCGTTTTCGACGATTGCCGAGGCCATTACAGCCAGCAACGCCAGTATCGGTCTGGCGGCGAACCGTTGGTGGGCGCGACGCAACAAGATTTTTGTCTGCGGCGACGGAATTGAGGAAAATTTAACCGTTCTTCCGGAGAAATGTGACATTATCGGCTGCGGTTCTGACCTTGTGCCGTATCCCCGTATTATCGGACATCACACGATTGCGGCGGCGAAAGTGGGTTGCCGGTTCATCAATATGGGATTCACGGCGGACGGGACTGGCGATCTGTTTGTCATACCCGCCGGTTGTCACGGCTTGCAGTTTCTGGGTGGCCATATGCAGCCGTCCGCGGCCGGAAACACCAAAGCCCTGGAAATTACTGATTCGGCCCTCGTAAGGATCGAAGGCGTGGAGATTTATCAGAACCCCGCTGCTTACGGAACAGGGATATTTGCCGTCGGTATTGCCATTGAAGGCACGGCCTCGAATCACCAGACGGTAATCAAGGGTTGTTATATCAACGCAGCCGAGGGAATTGACGTTGTTTCAGGAGCCCCGGCATACGACAGCCGGATCGAAGATTGCACCATTCACGCCGTTGCTCTGACCATCGACGACAATTCGGACAAATTCCACATCGTTGGCAATAAACTCTTTACCGATGAGGACATTGATGCCGATCCGGCAATCGGCATTGATTGCAAGGTAGAATATGCGGCCGGCAACTTCATTACCGGTACAGGTACGGCGGGAGAAACATATACATTCCCGTATGCGCTGATTGCGGCAACATAACAATGAACTGTAAAAATAAAATTTAAAGGAGATACGACCATGATAGTTTTAGGACCTTTTATTCATGCCGATGGCGGCACGAAATATATTCCGGCACCGTGCCGCGGGACAGTCGCCAAGGTGCAGGTTGTTTTTCAGACCAACACTGTTGAAGTCGGCGATACCGTTGTTGTCGCACAGGATTCAACGGCGGTTAATACCGTTACGGCGGCAACCACAGCGGGCCTCGTTGTCGAAACGGGCGTCCCTGATGCCACCAACAAGGGGAAGGTTTTTGACCCCGATTCCGATACGGCGACCGAGCAGGTGATGAAGATTACGGACACCGGTTCTCCCGGCGAGAAGTATATCACAATCTTTTTCGATGATTCTGCTTACGTCGAACAGACACCGAGCGAAGCGTAAACTCAGCTTAAAGCCCTCTCCGAGAGGGAGAGGGCTTTTGTGGTGAGGTTAAAAAAGGGGTTTAAACATGGCACATTTTGCCGAACTGGACGAAAAAAATATAGTTAAAAGAGTTATCGTAGTTGATAATATCAACTGTGTTGATCCATCAATAAAAATGTCTTATCCAGTTCTTACTCAGTCGATTCTAAAATCGGCAAGTGGGAAAATAGTTAGTATGGATAAAGCAGGAACTGTTGAAAAAGAAAATATTAATTGGGAAGATGAGGCAGTAGGAATAACATATTGCCAAAAGATATTTGGAAAAGACACAATGTGGAAGCAGACATCTTACAATGGGAATATCCGGAAGAATTATGCTGGCATTGGATATACCTATGATGCAAAGCGGGACGCATTTATTCCTCCTCAACCTTACAAATCTTGGATTTTGAACGAAATAATTTGCCAATGGGAAGCTCCGATTAAATTTCCTGATGATGGTAAAATGTATAATTGGAATGAAGATAAACAGATTTGGGAGGTTATGGAATGACAGTAGCAACTGGCGGAACCATAACATATACTGACGCTGATGGCTTAAACCCACGAGCTGATACTCCTTATGATGGTGGATATGTTGTCCACACTTTTACCGGAACCAGCACTTTAGCTGTCTCCGTAGGTGGTGATATTGATTATCTCGTTGTAGCTGGCGGCGGAGGTGGAGGCCAAAATCAGGGCGGCGGTGGCGGAGCTGGCGGTCTCAAGCAAGGCACATTAACCATAACGACAGGCAATAAAACAATCACAGTCGGTGGAGGTGGTGCGGCTGGTAAGTATCCCGGCGGTAAAGGTGGAAATTCTGCATTAGATGATGGCGGAGCACAAGAGGTCGAATCAACTGGCGGCGGAGGCGGTGGTGGTAGTACTTCCGGAAATGACGCCGGTGACGCTGGTGGTTCTGGCGGTGGCGCTCAGATATATGCCCCAACCCAAGGCGGAGCTGGAAGTGCTGGCCAAGGATATGATGGTGGAGACGCTGGAGGAACAAGTAAGGCTGGTAGGTCTGGTGGTGGCGGTGGAGCGAGTGGAGTTGGTGGAGACGGTATTTCTGGTGGTAATCGTGGAAATGGAGGAGACGGCATAGAGTGGCCTGCTGATTCCGGCAATTATTATTCTGGTGGCGGCGGAGCAGGTGGTTATGATGGATGGACTCCATCTGGCGGTGGAACAGGAGGAAATGGTGGCGGTGGTGACGGGAGTCTGACTGTAGCTGGAGAAGATGGCACAACAAATACAGGTGGCGGAGGTGGCGGAGGCGGCGGCGGAGATAATGACCATCCTGGCGGTGCAGGCGGTTCTGGAATTGTTATTGTTAGATATTTGTATGAGGCGGCTGGCAGCGGTGCTTTAGTGGGCGGCAGTGCATTGGTAGGTGGTCAGATATTATGCGGGAACAGCCCGCTGATTAATTAGGAGTTATTATGCAATATCTTGGAGATTATGCAGAAGATTACGCAACATTGAATTTTAAATTTTCTACCCATAAGGCGGACGGGACACCGATTGCTTTAGCGGGTACACCGGCAATTTCAGTCTATAAAGCCAACGGGACTACGCAATCCACGGCAGGAGTAACGCTTACAACTGACTTCGACTCCGTAACCGGATTAAATAACGTCCTGATTGATTTATCCGCAGACGCTTTCTATGCCGTAGCTAATGATTATCAGGTAGTAATAACGACAGGAACGGTTGACTCTGTAAGTGTAGTCGGAACTGTCTTGGCTCATTTCTCGATTGAGAATCGTTTTCAAGAGGCTGACGTTACAAAGATAGCTGGCGTGGCCGTGTCCACGTCCACGGCGCAGATTGGCGCTAATATTGTTTCGCAGGACAACATTGATTTCGGGGCGCTGCAAAAGGCGAGCATAACGGCGGCAGTTCCGGCGGCCGCAGATATTAAGTCAGCACTGGAAGCCGATGGTTCCAAGCTGGATCATCTTTGGGAAACAACAGAGGATGATGGCGGTGTGCGGCGCTTCAATGAAAACGCGCTTGAAGAAGCGCCATCCAGCGGGAGCGCCCCCACGGTTGAGCAGATCCGGGCGGAAATTGACAGCAACAGTACGCAACTGGCCGCAATCTTGGAAGATACAGGAACGACCATACCCGCATTAATCAATGCGGATAGCGGTGCAGGGGCTATTTCATGGACATACACGCTGACCGATTCTGATGATGGAACTCCTATTGACGGCGCTGAAGTATGGGCAACGACCGACGCGGCGGGAGAGGATGTTGTTGCGTCCGGCACAACGGATTCTTTCGGCGTTGTGACATTTATGCTGGACGCCGGGGCATATTATTTCTGGAGAAAATGCTCCGGATATAATTTCGTAAATCCCGATCAGGAAACGGTGTCGTGAGGTCATAAAATGGCAAGCTCAGGAACAGGAACCAAAGCAACGGCGGTTACAGACTCTTCAATCACTTTATCCTATCTGGTTGAGGCGATAGACGGCATTATACAGGATTCAGCTTTTGATGCGGTGAAAATTACTAAAAGGTTGAACCTGATGCAGTCCCGTATTGCCGGAGGGATTAAGATGCCGGACGGCAGTATGTCCCCGTCTCTTCCTGATCTTTATAAATACGGAACAGTGACCACTCTGACAACGGCCGCTTATGTCTCTCTCCCATCAGATTATCAGCGCAATGCGTTTAAGATACTGGATAGTTCAGGCAATAAGATTGCTCCGCCGAGGGGCGGTGATTATTACGCCTTCAATCTGTTTTTAAAGCAAGTTTACGATTTAACGCTTTCAGCGGTCGGCGCCATTACGAAAGTGGCGATAAAGGGAAGAAAACTTTACTATCAGGGCATTCCGGCGACTGCCGAAACGCTGGGCATTCATTATTACCGGAAACCTACCGATATGGCACTGGACGATGATTGTCCCGATGGTATCCCGACCGAAGACCTTCAGTATCGGCTTTTAGTCCATGGCGTCTGCGCTGATATCTTCGGCGTAGCGATTGAAGACGGCCAGGACAATACAGCGATAGGCACAAAGTACCATAAAGGCGAATTCTACAATGCCATGCAGGAGCTTTGTGAGATTGTCGGAATAGATGCCGAACCACAATTTTATGGCGAAGACGATGAAATTGACGCGGGAGCGTGTGATTAATGGGCGAAATTAACGTCAACGGCTTTTCCGGAGCCAATAATGTTAATGAACAGTTTTACGCCAAAAAAGGCGGCATCCTGTCTCCGCGTGTAATTCTTAATGCCGATGTGAATCTGGATGGCAGTTTGTCAATCCGGAAAGGGAAAACCCTTTATATTTCTCTGGCCGGAGCGCATAGTCTTTGGGCTGGGAATTCCTGTATGCTTTGCGTTGCAGGCGGGTATCTCAAGCGAATATCCAATGGTGTAGCAACCAATATAACAGCCATTACGGGGCCGAAACATCCCCTTTCGTATGTTGACGCAGAAGATAAGGTTTATATCTCAAACCAGTACTGGCAGGGAATCTTTGACCCAATCGCCAATTCGGTGGCTTCATGGGGCGTTGCCGTTCCTCCCGGCCCGATGCTCCTGTCAAGCTCTGGCAATCTCCCTGCCGGTACCTATCATGTCTGTATGACCAATGTGTCAGGCAGTGAAATTTCCGGAAACAGCCCGATTTCTTCTATTACCCTGGCCGCAGAAGGTGGAATTCAGGTCTTAAACCGTCCGACCGGCGCCTTGGTTTGGGTTACGGACACAAATGAAGGCATATTTTATCTGGTGGGCGCCACGTCAAAAATCGTTGATCTTCCAACCGTCGAACCTTTACCTACGTTTTTATGCTCTCCGCCGCCGTACATGGAAAATCTTTGTTATGCGTTCGGGCGAATATGGGGATCGGTGGGATCTGATGTTTATTACAGTATGCCTTTTAATCCCGGACTCTTTAAATTGGCCTCGAACGTCTATCATTTTGAGGATGATGTGACCATGATCGCCAAAGTTTCCACGGGGTTATTTATCGGAATGAAAAAACGGACACGCTTTCTTGCCGGAACGATACCGGAACAAATGTCTGTACGAGATGCCGGGGCAGGAGCAATCAAGGGGACGTTGAGTTACTGCAATAATATGCCGGAACTTAGCTGGACGCTTGGAACCCCTGAAAAAGACTTTAAAGACGTGCCGATGTGGACAACGGAAGAGGGGATTGTCATCGGGCTTGCTTCGGGGAACCTTCTTAATGTGACCAAAAACAAACTGAAAATGGGCATCCCTGACCAGGGGGCTTCCTTATATCGCAATCTTGACGGCGTGATTCAGTATTTGACCAGCTTTAAAAGCGGAACAACAGGAACCGGAAAAGGATTCCGTGATGAAGAAACATACAATGCCTTTAAGAACGGGCAGATCGATATTCACAATAAAACACTGGAACAGGAGGCCACGCGGGTAGGCTTTGCGGATGTGGCCAGTTGTAAGGTGTATCGTGGAGGTGTGGAGATTTAACGCATAACAGGTACGTATAAGCCGCGATTTCGCGGAACTGTAACGCCTGCATTTATCCCAAGGGATAGGTGCGGGTGTTTTTTTATTTTAACGCAAAGGAGAAATGATCATGGAAAAAAAAGTAATACCCATTGATTTGGGCAACATTCGGGACAGTGCGGAAGCGCGATACGCGGCCAAGCACTTCATGGAGTCCGGCTTAAACTTTCACGGCCATGTATTTACCGACCATTTCCGCGATGGCAAACTGATTCATTCGTGTGATCAGGGCGGAAACACTTTCACCACAGAAGGCCTGAATTATCTGCTGGACATTATTTTCGGCACAACCTCAAAAGCCGGGTCTGCAATCTGGTACGTCGGCATTTTCAAAAACAATGTCACCCCGGGATTGACCGATACGGCCACGGCGAAACTCGGCGCGGCAGGAGCTTACGGTGAATGCCAGGATGCCGACTATGATTCTCCGGCCACCAACAAGCCCGCTTACACGATTGCGGCGGCAGGCTCAGGGTCATGCACCAATGCAGCTTCGGCAGCCTCTTTCACCATTGCCGGATCAATTACAGTGTATGGCGCGTTCCTGGGATCGGGCGCGGCCAAGACCGACACCACCGGCAAGCTGATGTGCGCGAAGAAATTTACCACGGCCCGCGCTGTTGTGGACAACGATGTGCTGGCAGTAACTTATATTATAACAGCGACTACTAGCTAAAAGCTCTAAATTTCATTTGACTTACTATCTCCTTATGGTATAATAAAACAAAAAATCATAAGGAGATAAATATGATAAATGAATATACTATAAAAGGTGATGTAGTGGAAATGGTAGTGCACGACAAGACAATTTTATTTGATATGGGTGACTTTCCAAAACTGGATCGCTTTAACCAATGGAAATTATCAAGGGGGAAGTCTGTTGTTGCCGACTGCCGCATGGGAAGTAAGATGCAGAGGATAACTCTCCATCGGCTAATAACAGGGTCGAAGTTTGTGAAGTGGCTGAATGGCAATATCTTTGATTTTCGCAAAGAGAATATTGTTCCTATCGAAAAATCTATTCGGCCAAGACCATGTGGGGTGACGTTAAAGGGAAATCAATATCGAATAAATCAAGATACAATAATTATGGATATTATCGCTAAGGGAAAACAGTATGAAATATATATTGATTTTAACGATTACCAGTTAATCTCAAATTACACTTGGTATGTTAATCCGGGTAGCGGATATGTCCAAACAAAAGCGCGGCTAGGGAGAATGGTTAATAAAGGTTTGTATATGCACCGGTTAATTATGGGCGTTTCGGGGCATAAGTCTTACGTGGATCATATTAACGGGAATAGGTTGGATAATCGTAGGTCTAATTTGCGAATATGCAGTCCGTCTCAAAATGGCCACAACAAGCATATAAGCGACAGGGTTGTTGGCGTAACCAAGGTTGTTGTTTCTTATTGGGAAGCGCGAATACAAGTTAATAAAGTCCCTTTTATGAAACGATTTAAAACTTATGAAGAAGCTCTGACTCAACGCAGACAGTGGGAAAAAGAGTTTAATCCGTCTGGACTAAACGGAGATTCAAATGCCGACACATGACTTTATTGATATTGGGGATGTTCTGAAACATGAAATCCTCATAGGGACGATCTTAACGATAGATTCCGCCACGGACACTTGCACAGTGACCGTTGGCGGCGCGTCGCTGACTGCCCTTATCTTTTATCACTGAGACCCTGATTCGCCGTTGCGTGACAACGGAGCGATAGAAGGCGGAGCAGCCGGTTTTGAAGTTGGAAACGAGGTATTTGTCTTGAAGAAGATTACGGACACACCGGAATTAGCAGACGTAAAAGTAATCGGCCATACGGACGGGGTTCATGCCTGCTTGCATGAGTATCTTGTCGTATCTCTTCTTGAAAACGAGCACCCGCACACAGGCGTAGGCCTATATTGTATTGTTTGGGACCTGAAAAATAATTGCATGGCAACCAATGTAACATTAAATACTTCCACGCCGGAACTTCCTTTATATGCGAGCTTCCCGTGTTTAGCCAGCAGTATAAGTATTTGGCTGGCGGCCCTTTCGTTGCCAACAGTTAAGGGGAGCGTCTTTGTCAATGGACAGGCCGGAAGAAGAAGCCCACCGGATACCGTTCCACCTTACTATGATGGCATGACAAACGGATCCGGGTCGGGGGCACAACCGTCTTGGCCGACCTTGTTAGGGACAACGGATACGTCGGATTGGGTACGGGTTGCCAGTGGAACGTGGTGGTGGGACGGTCCGTCTTGGCACTGGAATTGGACAAAAGATCTAGTTGTTAACTACTTGGTTCAAGGGTGCTATGGTTATAGCCCGTGGGAGAATGGAGAACTTAAGGAGTCAAATTCAAGAGGGTTAGAAATCTCCCCATATTTCACAGACTACGCAGGGGAAACTAGCTACTACCAATGGTATTCCTCTCTTCAAATCCATACGTACTCGTCCAGCGCCGGCTATGAGGGTTACTTCCCCTTGGACGTGGCCAGTGTCTCCGAGGATACCGCCGCTACCGTAGCTAATTATTTAGGCAAAACGCCTTATGGTACGCTATACACAGGAACTCATCTATCTTCGAGTAGTACCGTGATAACAACGACTCCAGGCGATCCAGTAGTTGTAACAACCGCAACATCGTCAACCCAAGACTGGGCGGTTATGCCTGCATTTGGAAGAAGTGATAAATATACCAAAAAGAATATTATACATATTGCAAATATAAGTACGTCTCTAGGCGAATCGTCGGTACCTGGCGATCCTGGCGGGACAGTTACCATAGCCCATTATGTTGAGGCGTTTACTCATTCATGCGAGGACACATCTACGGTTAATCCGCTAACAATATCAAGCAATACAGCGCTTAAAGCCGCCATAGAAGCTCTATTAGATCAAGAGACAACGGCGCAGGGGATTCCACTGTCAAGCGTTAAATTATATAGGGTATCTGGAGAAATTAAAAAAACAGCGTAAAGGAGAAATATTATGAATAATAAATTAAAAGTTGGTGTAGAAATGAGCGGGAGCATTGAGGCACAGAGAATCCTTCCCGTGGCATTCTCTGTTAAAACGGTTTGGGATTTTGAATGTTTCCGCAAAGACGGATCGCTCAAATGGGCTGAATTACAGCGTCCCAATATCATCACCACGGAAGGATTAAACAGTCTGCTGGATGTTTACCTTCGCAACCAGACGCAGATAGCCGCCTGGTATATTGCTCCGGTTGAAACAGATACCGACGCAGCGTTGGGTATGACCTATGCCGTGCCGGTATTTACCGAATGGGATGGATATACCGAAGCTGCAAGACAGGCATACACAGGCGCAGCGGCCTCCGGTGGAGTGATAACCAATACTGCCAGCAAAGCCACATTTACCTCTAACGAAACAAAAACATTATATGGAGCGGCGCTGGTTGGCGGCGGAGCCGCCGCATCCACTATGAGCGATACGGCGGGAGGCGGAACGCTGTTCTGCTATTCCAAGTTTTCGAGCAGCAAGGACGTGGAAAACACCGACACATTTAAGGTTACTTTAACCGTAACAATCGCCAATGCGTAATAGGATAAAAAATGGATTGGTATTCCGATTGGACTTATAGAAAGAGAAGGCCATTATCTCGAGCAAGTGGTGCCGTCAGTAATTACCAGACGAAATTACTGGTAGGCGAATCATCCGGATCGGGCACGTGCGACTTCCATTGTGAAGGGCACTGTCTATCTAATTTTAATGATTTGCGTTTTACCGCCTCTGATGGAACGACTCTTTTAGCTTATTGTATCATATCGATAAGCGGAACAACGCCCAACCAGGTTGCTACTATTTGGCTTAAATGTGACAGCATAGGGATAACCGATACGACTTTTTATGTCTATTATGGGAAAGCGGGGGCTTCGGCATATAGCGCCGGAGCGGACTCTTTCGAGTTCTTTTGTCATTTTGATGCGGCACTTGATAGTGCCGACTGGAATCATTGGTGGAATTATGGCGGGTCATATAGCGTTGCGAGTTCAATTCTGACCATGACGGGCTCACCATTGCAACAACAAGGATGGGGATGTAAGCACAAATATGGAACAAATTATGCTTTTCATGCTTACGCTAAAACGACATCAGAAGCGGGGATGTTTCCGGAGAAAATAGTCTTCTGTATTAGTGACCAAACAGATTCATCTAGTGCAGGCGCGAATGGTGCATATTTTATAGAAGATGTAAGTGCGACTAAAAGTTATTTAACTGTGAAGGATTCTGCGGGAACGAGTGAAACACGCACGGAAGCATTGACGTCATATCAAGAATTAGAGATACGTCGTAATTCATCGACGAATGTTAAATTTTTGATAGATGGGGTGCTTAAAAAAACAATATCAACAAATGTGCCTACTGCTAATTGCGGAATTGGATTTTATGATGCTTCTGGTGATCCTGTGTCGGTTGATTGGGTATTTGTAAGAAAATATCAGGAACCGGAACCAGCGTGGTCCGGATCATGGAGCGAAGAACTAACAAACTCATTAGACGTGACTCAACCAGAAGAAATATCAATTTCCGATGAAATGATTGGCGCAAACTATGATTCAAGAATTTCCGAATCAGCGTCTATTTCGGATCAAATGTTGCCTGATCATTTAGTCGATAGTATTTCAGAAACAACATCTATCATAGATGAAATGTTGCCTTATCATTTAATTGATAGCGTTTCTGAATCAGCATCTATCTCAGATGAAATGTACGGGAATATGCTGAGAGGGGAAACCTCAGAATCAGGAAACATTAACGATAACTTTGGGAGGGAATATGAAGTAACAAGGACAACGGCAGAAACCTCAAATGTAAATGATACCGTTGGGTATATTTTCCAAGTTAATATGACAATTAATGATAGCCTTACGATGGTTGACGCTGCTGAACGCTCATTTCCTCAAACAATCACAGATTTAATCTTTATTTGGGATACAATAATCCATGGATGGAGCGTTTCTATAGATGAAAGCCTTGTGTTGACCGATACCCTATCGGAAGTCTTGGGCTTAATGATCGACGACTGGATCACGCTGATTGATTCCCAAACAAATAACTGGAACGGGCGGGAAATAGTCAATCAGACTCTTAACCTTTACGATGTTGCCGAAAAGTGGTTAATATATTCCGATACAATCAATGAATCATTGGGAGTAACAGACGCGACCACTTATGCCCTGACGGTTTCCGTTCTGGAATATCTCGGATTTACTTCCTTGGCCTCAGCTATGAAAACAATGGCCGATAGCCTTTCTGAAAGCATTGCCTTTGCTGATGCGCCTAGCAACGCATGGCAGGAAATTATATCCGAAACATTGCAGGCGGTTGATACATACAGCGTTATCACTACCTTTATCGGGAATATATCGGAGAGCTTGACTCTCACGGATACAAACAGCCTGATTAACCGGTTGGGTTTGTCTCTTAGTGAATCTCTTGTTTTAACCGAGACGATATCCAGCAAAGGGACTCTTTACTCAGCGGTTTACGACACGATTGCCATGAACGTGACCGTGGAGCTTGCCGGTGAGGTTTATGAGTGCTACGTCTTAAATACGCCGAAATTCATGCCATCCATGTATTCAGGGTTCGATTTTAATTCTTATTGCGTCTTTGAGAACAGAGCATACGGCGCTAATGATACTGGCGTTTATGAGCTTACCGGAACAACGGACGCCGGGAGCACGATTCACGACGGAGTTATTTTAAGTAAAACAGATTTCGGATCACGTAACCAAAAGAAATTCAGAAGGGCTTACTTGGGGATATCCGGCACGGCGCCGGTCATGGTCTTTGAATGTGAGGACGGCAGCAGACAGGTTTATAATGTTGACACCAACGGGAAACTTGTCGTTTCGAGAGAACAGAAAAGTAAAGAGTGGAAACTGAGCATAGCTGATTTTGATACACTCGACGTTATGAAGTTGATCCCGGTGATTTTAAGCAAGTAGGTTGATTATGTCAGAATTAATAAGAGAAAGAGCGCAATATACTAAAGGCAAAACGCCGATAATCATAAAATATCTGGTGGACCATAAACAGTTATTTAATGAGATTGCCGGACGTGGTTTTCTCAATCTTCCAGGATACGCTTACGACGCTGAAAACAGTATTGAAATGGCCGCGAAGATGGGTTTATCTGAACTGAATTATAAAATAATGGCCGAAACAATAGAACGCGAACTCAAACAAACCGGCATAGACTATGACCAACTTTATAAAGACGCTATAATGGCATGGGAAGTTGAAAAGCAAGATTTGATAGAGGATTGGGACCATGAGCTGGCGGGAATCAAGCAGGGCATGGCCGAAGAAGAAGAGGTTAAAGAACGGCTAGGCCTTGAAGTTGACGCAAGACAATCTGTCTTAATTACTGCCAAAACAGCGATTGAATTGGAAATGGAAGGATATCGTACAACCCTGGCGGGATTAGATGGCGCGACCGCGCCTTATGAGGTGTCTCTCGCTAACGCAAAACTTCTTACCGCTCAGAAGAAACTCGACCTTATCCCGATCATTCAGGAAATTATAACAAAAGAAACGGAACTGCTCGGATTGGAAAGCAACAAAACCGCCGAATATACCAAATTAATGAACGCAGAACAGGCAGTCGCTACCAAAAAACAGCAACTAATCCCAGGCATGGCAGAGTTGGCTACCGTCATGCAGGAACACGCCAGTCTTATTCCGAGTCAGATTTCGATAGAAGGGGATATTGCTAACGAAAAGCTGGAACAGGCAACGATTGCGGTTGAATTGGCAGAAAACAAAGTAGAGGAAATAAATGCAGAGATAGACGCCGAAACAACCAGACTGGAACTTTCGGGAGCGCAAAGAGACCTTAAAGATTTGCAATTCGATCACGCTCAGAATCTTATTAAATCGGAAATTGATAAAGATACCGAATATCAAAATGCTCTTGCAGATTCAATTGATACGATGATGGACGGCGACAGGCAGACGGCGGCGAAACTGTTATCAGACAAAGAGGCGCTAAACGATATTAAAAATGACACGGAATATGAAAGCACAAAGACACTGGAAGAAGCCCAAGCTTCTGCTGTAAGCAATAAAACCACCGCCGACATATTCAAAATAGAAGAAGAAACTGCCCTAAAAATAGCGAATCAAATTACGGCAACACTTACACATTTAATAGGACAATAAAATGTCAGACGACGCAAGAGCAAGAAATACAGCAAGAGAAACAAAAATATGGGTTCCTTTTGTGCGTTCATATCCTTTTAATGCCACGGAAACAGCGGAGAGAATTATTATTTTCGGAATGTTCGCTAACTCCTATCTAAACGGCCAGAATTATCTTAAGCAGATTGAGGACGCAGAGTTAGCCAATCTCCTAACAGATTATAATTCCAAACTTTCCGAACTGACCAATCAGGAAACCATTATTGTCGCGGATATCGTTTCAAAAAGATATCTGGCCGGCATTGATAAACTTGTCCACGATCAAAAGATGGTTACGGCACAGGAAAAAATTGATATGGAAAACGCCTTGGCTTCCGCCAAATATGCAGCGCTGGCAACGGATCGGGCAGCGTTGACCACCATGTCCGCAAAAGTGACGGCAGAGACATTAAAGAACAATGCCCGGATAACAGAACTCGAAGCATTAATTGAAATCGAGGGAATAAACTTAAGCGAAGTAGAACTGGAAATATTAAAGAAAGAACTCGATTCTTTAAGAGTGGATAATCAAAAACTGGAAATGGCCAATGAGATTTTGCGCATACAAATACAGACGGTCAGAACGGCGACGGAACTCTTAGACATTGATGTTCAGATGGCCAGAACTCAGGTGGATATCGCTGAGACAGAAAGAGCAATCGCCAAGATAGGTCTTTTGGCTGATGATCTTACATTGGCTCAGGCGCAAACGACCATCGACAAAGCGCAGATTCCTATATCCGAAGCAAGGATAACTCTGGCACGCGCCAAGGTGACGGATATTGAAGCAGAGCTTGATTACATTACAGGCACTTTAAGGGGAAATGAAGGTGTTGATTATGCAAATAAAGAAGCCTTACTCAATTTAAAAGATATTATCAGACAATACGAACTGGAACGCCGTGAAGCGCAAAACGAACTGGACAATGACCTAAAAGAAAATGCGTCTGAATCGGATATAACGATTGCAGAAATTAATCAAGACTTTCAACCAACGATTGACGCATTGCAAGAGGCCAAATATAATCAAAGCGTATCAGACCATTGGCGGATAATCTATGCGACGCTTGCCGCATTAGAAGATATGGTGAAAGCGGATATTACGACAACATTATCCCATATAGTTAAGAAACAAGAGCCGACGACATGAACAAAGAGGATGTGATCAGAAAACTAGAGAGCATGAAAGGACTGGCCGGGAGCGGAACTGTATTAAGCGAGGTCGTCCGCAAGTTGAATGATTTTGTCGGGACTATGGAACCGGGTGATCTTGTTGACTCAAAAAGAGGAGTGGCCACAGCCGCACCCGTAGCTTATGACTTGTGGTATTTATTTTATCATCAAAACTTTATGCGAAAGTATTACACAACGGGAACGGAACAGGACCATAAAGAAGATTATGCGACATATTTATCCGATAAGCTGTCTTTTTTAAATACACTGCCTGGGTTAAAGCCTCTTAAGGTTCTGTTAAATTTAGCTAAAGACCTCACGGTTCACCAATATGAACGCTTTGATTCCGTGTGGGACAAGCATCAAGTATATACGAACAACGGCATTTATTGGATTAACTCGATATTCTTTGAGTTGATTGTTAAAAACAAACACATACAATACCCGTCGGATGGATCGCCGCGATACAAAACACACCCCAACGAATATGTTGGATATATCGCTTTCCCGATAGGGCAACTTGGAGTAATGGAAGTTGTTTCTCTATTTCAGGAAACAGACTTAAGGGGATATAAATTTACTAAAGTTGATTCTCTGCCGACGTATCACGTAAAACCGCCGATATCTGATTTACAAGATCAATACAAACCTTCCCTGCAAAGCGTTCCTGAAATGTTCCCGGACATGAAAGACAGTAATGGAAACGCTCTTGCAGGTCAGAATTATTGTTATGGCCGGCACCTGATAGAAAGTGCTTATTTAATGCCGGAAACCCTCGGTGCTCAACAGAACGCTGTTAACTCAGACGGTACGACCGCCTATGCTCCGGTGGCTAAAAATGATGTTGAATTGTGGGCTTCTGATATTAAGGATTATGGCGAGGATGTTAAACCTAAATTGTGGTGCCGTTACTGGATACATAAAGATTCGACTATGCCGGTTCCGGGAGAATTCATCGGCATTCTGGTTCGTCCGGTGGCCGCTCCGCCTCATGTATGGTGGTTTCAGGAATCATCCCCATTTTTATACGCCGGTAACTGGATAGAAACAGGAAACCTTACGTCGGGGATTATTACGCAAGTTACACGCGAAGCAGACAGACCGGCAGGCAGTGTAGGGAATGAATATAAAGCTACGATTCAGGGAGTTGAGGTTACATTATATGCGACTGATTTCTTCCTGTATAGCGTGGGTGATCGTGTGGCTATTCTTAAAACAGATAGCTTGGCTCCGGCAGCAAAGTCATTCACGGCGTTAAGCCAACAACATTTTACCAACGAGGCAACGATTACAGTAACGACATTGTATGTAATCGCGCCATTAACATACTATAAATTAAAGCATTAAGGAGTACGGCCATGGGAAGAAGAAATTTACAAGCATTAATTGATGAAGTCCTGGGTATGGCAAAGAAAAAAATGGGGCAGGGTCCGAACACATGGGAAAACGCCGCTGATGAAGCAGAGGCAAGAAGCGCCAGGGCAAGCGAGGCATACAATAAAATGTATGAACCTCCCAATAGCACGACTGCGCTTGATCGGGCGGCCAAACTCAAAGAGCGGGAAATGATGAATACCGGCGCTGAGAATGTAGAGAATATCAGGGAGACAGGAGCATTAGCAAGAGAGCAAATAGGTGCTAGCAATAAAGTTGAAACTGCCAATATTGGACTTGAAGGAATTAAATATGGTGCCGATCAGTCAAGAATAGGGCAAGAAACAATGGCAGGAGCACATAAGTATGTGGCAGATCAGGGATTTGCCTCTAAAAAATATGAGGTTGATGCGGGGGGAAAAGGCGGCGATTCTTTCTCTACCTTAATGGGTAAGGCCATCGAAAGCGATCCGTCTATCCTGAGTGATCCTAAAAAACTTGCTGAAACATCCAAAAATATAAGGAGTATGCTTCCCCCGGACATAAAAAGGGGAAATGATTATCAGACGGACAATGTATTGAATTCCTCTCCCGCGCCTACGACTCCCGCAGTTCCTTCTTCGGTACTGCCAAAACCATCGGCAAGGGTGGCGTTGAATAATTCCAATGTTCCGGTTAATCCGGTTAATAATAGTTTTTCTAATCCTACAATGGGTTTCCGCCGTTTTGGAAATCCATTTGAAGCAGATTCTCGCAATTTGGAGAAAGATTATTCAATGGATAGCCCTTTAACAATAAAGAAAAATAAGAAGAAAGTTCAAGGCGAAGTAATATAATCCACTACGCAGCCCTAGGAGTCGCAACATGGCATTCGATATTCTTAAATTCTACGACGATCATAAAGGTTATTACGGAGATACACCCCTGGAGGATGTGGCAAAAGACGCCTATTCCAGAGGGTTTCACAATGGTGAGCCTGATTTTGATACATGGCGACAGTCTGCCGGTATCGATCCTATTCTGGAAGAAGATCGCAAGAAACGGAACCCGACGTTTGAGGATAAACTGAGAAGTGCGGTTGAGAAACCAGCCGAAAGCAATATTGTAAAATCGTTTTTACAGGGCGGCGCGGAAGGATTGACGACCGAACTCCCCTCTATGATTGGCGGAGCCTTGCAATTCACAGGTTCACATCTTCCATTTAAAGGAATTGAAAAAGCCGGCAAATCCCTGAAGGATTGGGCAGAAGAAAAGAGACAAGAGCTATACGGGCCGGAAATAGAACGCACAGGCCTTGATAGAATCGTTTATGAAGGAACCAAGATGCTTGCCCCGTCGCTTATTCCCGGCGGAGTTGCCGGAACGATTGCGAGAGGGGCGAAGGGCGTCAATGCTTTATTAAAGGCGGGAAAAGTAGCAGAGGCCACAGCAGCCGCGAAATCAGCCACAAATATAGCAGGCGGATCGGCGGCGGCTTTATTTGGACTATCTCAGGCACAACAAACCAAAGAAACGGCAGAACAAACAGGGGTTGACGCAGGGTTAGCGCCTTATGCTACCGGTGCAATCGAAGCGGCCGGCGAATTTTTAGGGACAAAATACCTTGCAAAACTATTTCGGTTGGATGAAGCGGACGTGGTTAAGCGCGGCGCAAAAGAATTTGTTAAGGATTTAATTAAGACAATCGGCGTGGAAGTCGGTACTGAAATAGGGCAGTCAGGCGGAGAGGCGGCAGTCGAAAAATACTCAGGTATCAGACCGACAGCAAACCCGATCATGGAAGCCATTGACGTTATTGGTCCCACGACCTTTATGACATTGCTTACCGGCGGTCTTGCCGGAGTAGCAAACAAAGCAAGAAGTCAAAAGCCAGAAGATAAAGAGGCAACGCAAGAACTGGATAGATTAAAAGCCGGCGCCATGTTTAAGATGGCAATCCATGAAGGGCTTGTTACCGGTCAATACGAAGGGAAACCATTTACTTCTGAAAATGCTATTGGGATTATTAAGGATGCTCAGAATAAAGGCATATTCGATAATACTGACATTGACAAATTCAAAGACACATTCCCGCAGTTAAGAGACGGCTTGAATGGCGTCATAGCTGAAAATGTTGTCAATAAAGTGAGTGAGGCAGTTAAGCAAATACCCTGGCAGGATTTTACTTTAAAAGGCGAACCATATCAAGAAGGCGTAACCGTTGGCCAACCTTACGGCGGTGAAATATTAAGGCCGGTAAAGAGTAAATCAGAAGATAATGTGATTGACGCTGAATATAATAGCGTAAGAAAAATTGAAGCACCGCGAGGGGAAGAAGCAAAACGACTACCGGGCGGTCAGGGCTTTGAATTATCAGAAACGAATCAGGATGAAATAACAACCTTGCAAGAGCGAATTCAGAAGGTTCAGTCTTTCTTGGATAAAAATGAAAAACACAAAGGCGGGGTAAAATATCAGCAGATTGCTGAGCGGTTGGATGCCGATAAAGTGCGATTGGCTGAATTAACCAAAGGGGGTGAGCAAAATGGGACGCTGCAAACCGAAACCACGGTAAAACCGGAAGTGCAGACGGGGGCGGAATCGTCCGCTCCAGAGCCGGTATCCAATGCATCAGAAATCCCGCCGGAAGCAAAAACAGTTTTTCATGACAAAATAACTCCGTCAGAAATAAGTCAAAAATGGGGAGATGCCTATTCAAAGGCAGAAACTATTGACGACAAAAATAAACCTATTCTTGCAAATCTGCAAAAAGAAAGGGCGGCGATTCCCAAAGGAGACAAAACCGGCCGGAAGACGGAGATTGACAAACAAATAAAAGATTTAAAAGACGAGACCGCTGCCGCGTATGGCATGGCCGAGATTGATTTTCAGACAGCTACGGACGAATACGCGCAAAAGATCATCGAACGTGCAAAGAAAGAAGGAATTACAGCCGACGACGATACTATTTACGAGGCAATTTCCAATTTATCTGACGGTCGTATGCACGATCACGGTGGTCCGGATACATGGAATGCCCCCCTTGATGATCAGGTTATTGAATATCTGAAAGAGGAACAAAACGAATCTGCCTCGTCAAACGCCGAAACCGTGTCCACGGAACCGAAACCGGCGGAAAACGCGGCTAAAGAACCCTACCAAATGACGAGGGATGAATATGATGAAGGATTGGATGCGTCTGGCGACAAACTGAAACGCGCTGAAATGTATAGAGACATCCGTATCAAAAAATTGGGTAAAATATATTATGAGTTTTCAGGGAAAAAGTCTCTCCATGAAATGGAAATAATTAAAGCTCTCCGAAATGGCAAAACCGTACCTGATGAAATCTTAAAGGATTATCCGGAATTGCAGAAGAAGGAAACAGATACTTTCGGAGATATACCCAAAGTCCAAAAAGAACAATGGGGAAAATATCCTGATAAGCAATTAAAAGAATTTGCAGACAAAGGCATCCCTGGGGCTGAGATTGAAATAGCGAAGAGAGCAAAGAAGGCCGAAGCAAACGAACCCAAAGAAATCTTCATCCGCGCCGCCGAAAGAAGAGACCTTTCCCGCGTCCAGAAATCTTTGAAAGAGATCCCGGATAAATTCGGATATGAAAAAGTCTATCAGAAAAAAGGCAAGCAGGGCCGCGGGTTTTATTATGTCAAGATGAAGGTCAAGGAAGTTAAGGCAGAGAAACAGGAACCGGCGATTTCCGGAGCGCAAAATCTTATTACGTTCCTTCAACGGTCCGGAAAGGTCAAACTTGGAGAAGAATTTCAGGACAAAACCGGCGACGCATGGAGCCGCGCCCACGGATTCAGGGCCAAAGACAGAAGCCGCGAGATGGGAGATATCGCTATTGTAACCAGTAAAAATGGAAAAATGGCAATGGACGAAGCGGCTGATTTTGCAAACGCTGAAGGATTCAGGGATAAGAATGGTGACAAGTTTACCGACAGGACTTTGTTTGAAGCACTTGCTGCGGGAGAGGGCAGAAACATCTTGCACCCCGAACACGCAGAGCGTATAATTAACAAACGGATAGAGGATCAAGCCTATGAAAATGCCAGAAAACAGGAAGAAGAATATTTCGACCGGCAGCGAGAAGCCCTTGCCCAAGAAGGCATTGACGCTACAAGAGAAATCGAAGAAAATAGCGAAAGCGTTCGCGCCGATCTTATTAGCGAGATTGAAGCGGAAGGGAATCTTACCGAAGAACAACTCGAAGCAGCCCACGACGAAATAAGTTCCTTCTTTGACGAAATGTCGAAGGCGGAGGAAACACCCCGCACCGAAACCACCGACGCCGGAGAACAGCACACCTTAGCCGGATTATCAGCCGCCGAAACATTTTCCTTAACAGCCAAAGAACCTGAAACGCCCGTTGTTAAAGGCGCAAAACTCACGCCTAAAAATCTTCAGCCGAAAGAAAAGATCGCGGATATGTTTGGGGATGGGGAAGCCGAAAAGGATGAAATTAAAGAATGGCAGGACATCCCTGAACTAGACGCACAAATCAGAACCATAAAAGAACCCGTTAAAGATTCAAAATACTGGACAATCGAGATAGGTGTTCAGGAAAGTCTAGGTGAACAGGGCGGCGATATTTTAACATGGGAGTATGACGCAAAACCAAATCTTGATGAAATCAAAAATGATATTCTTGCCCACTATAAAGAAGAGAAAATCGAAATCAACAAAGAAGTTGCAATGGGCATTGTCGCTAAATCCGGCAGAGACGAAATGCGGGAAGAAGCGATTGATAAAGTATTAACAAACGGCAAAGAGAAAAGCGAATCGACCACCGATGATTCAGGCGAAGAACAAAGGGAACCGATAACTTCCGATATATTGACCTTGTCCAATTTCGATAGCTTCATGTCGAATCTTAGAGATGGAAAGGGAACCGTTCAGGATGTTAAAGCAGCATTTAATTCGCTGAAGGAATCAGAGGACGCCATAACCAAAGAACTCTCTGCTATGACTAAGGATGCCTTGCTGAAGCGAATGGGCGGCATGAGGGCATACCGATATAAAAATGATAAAAAAGCAGCAATAGTCAAGGCCACTTATAATGATATGGTAAGTGATTTCGCACTTGGCAATGCTGTTTCATACCAACCGTTCAAGGAAAAATACGAAGACGTTATTGGCCGAATGGTTGATAAATATACGGAGGCTGACCTTGCCGAATTTGCAAAGCGCGTTGAGGAAGCCCGCAATGAATATAAGCAGCGGATGGAAAGCAAGATCAAGGCTATCAAAAATCCGGAGACGCTGGAAGAATTTGAAACCTTTATTCGTGTAAACGGCAAAGACAAAATGACACCGGAGCAATCAAGGACATACGATGAGCTTGTTGCGAACAAAATAAGGGAAGGCAATGCAGCCGAATTGGAACGCAAAGCGACGGTAAGGGCTGCCACCGCAAATGTCAATGCTGAAATCATCGAAACGAAACACACCAAGACCGGCGCAGATTTATTTGTTGTTCAACTAGAAGAGCGTGTTGACCGCGAAGTTTATAATGAAATGAACCGTGCCGCTAAAAAAATGGGCGGCTGGTATTCCAGCTATAAAGTAGGCGGCGCAGTTCCAGGATTCCAATTTAAGACCAGAGAATCCGCAGAGGCATTTAAGAAATACGTCTCTGAGGGCGATACGCAGACCGCCACAGAAGTGGCTCTTGAGCGCCGGGAAACCCGCAAAGACGAAAAGAAAGCCAGTGCCATTACAAGACTGCGGGAGATGGCCGCAAGGATTACTGAAAGGGCAAACGAAGAACTTTCTCGGGATCGGCAGACCAATACGGCCAGACGTGCAAGAATGGCAAACAACGCGGAAAATGCTGCGCTAAGAAGTAAACGTATAGCGGAAACCATGAATAATCTGGCCGATGCGATTGAAGCGGGAGAAGCAAACCATCTTTCTGGATTAAGAACAAAAGCACAGATTGAACAACTTAACGGCATGGTGACGATAGCCCAATATGCAGAGTTAAGGGCAAAGTATCCGTCATATTCTGAACAGGAAAAACATAAAGGCGAACCGGCCACGATTGAAACCGTGGATTACTTAGCGTCCGACGTTCACCCAAAAATAAGCAAAGACACCATTCTTCAACTGGCAAACAAAGGACTCGAAAAAGATGGCATTAAGCGTATCGCTCAAAAATGGATAAAGTTGATCGGCCAGGCCAAGGGCGAAAACGTGGTCATCAGGAACGAAGACCACCTTGAAGATATTAAGAAGCTCAATGATTCTGTCGGAGGTGATTATAGTCCGCTCACGTCAATTATTGATAATTCACGGCGGATGAGAGATATGGGCATCGAAACGCCGGAAATGGAACGTGCCGCGCTCAGGGAATTTATTCAATATCGCGCTGGTCTCAAAGAAGCCGATAAAGCTAAAATGCTTGAGCGTTCCCTTGTTGGTAAAAACATCGGGTTCGATTTCTTTCCAACCCCTAAAGCAACGGCGCAGGCTATGGTTGATCAGGCCGATATTTCCGAGGGGATGGATGTTCTTGAACCGTCCGCCGGCAATGGGAACATAGCAGAAGTGATCAGGGAAGCCGGACATGAACCGGATACGATTGAACTATCCGGGCAATTAAAAGAACTTCTGGAAGCAAAAGGGTTTAATGTTGTTGGCGATAACTTTTTAGATTATTCCGGAAAAAAATACGACCGGATTATTATGAACCCGCCGTTTTCAAATAATAAGGACATTGAGCACGTCCAACACGCTTACGATTTACTAAAACCAAATGGAAGAATCGTGGCCATCATGGGCGAAGGCGCTTTCTTCCGTTCAGATAAAAAGGCTACCGAGTTTAGGGAATGGCTGGATAATGTTGGCGGGACTTCCGAGAAATTGCCCGAAGGAACATTTACCGATAAATCCTTAATGGCGACAACCGGCACAAACGCCAGGATGGTTGTGATCGACAAGGGCGTGGAGATGTATTCCGTTGGCGAACAAGGCAAATACACCATGCCCGGACTTAAAGACGTTCAGGACGTTTTCAAGGGGCAAGAAGTATCTGAAGTCAACGATGGATTTCTTATTAAGACACACGCCGGAGAAGTCTTTGTTGAAAGCGTAAACAGCATAGACGCAAGCACCGCGGCTTTGAACATCGGATACAGTAAGGGCAAATTGTCAGAAAAAGAAGTTATTGCCGGAAAATACGACAAAGGGGTTATTTCCCTTGTCAAGGGCGCGGCGGATAAATTCACCCTGTCCCATGAGTCAGTGCATTACATGGAAGACATAGGCGTTATCTCCCCTTCTGAAACATCACTATTAAAACGTCATATTCAGAACCTTGTCAATGACGGGAAGTTTGAAACGGTAAACGAAAAGGATATCGGCGGCGCAGAGGATCGAGCAAACTTCCTTGCGGATGCTTTGACCAGACCGCCAAAAGGTTTACTTGGCCGTATCCTCAACAAGATACATGATTTCATCGATAAACTGGTAAATGCTTTCGGTATCCGCACGATCAGGGGAATCACAAGAGACGTAGAGACCGGGAACATTTACAGCCGACCGACCGAGGAACAAAGGGAAGCGCGGCTGGACTTGGAAGGCGGATTGACGAAAGGCGAAGAATCTGCTACTCAATATTCAATGACCAAAGACAAGGGGACGGCTGACATACCCGCTAAAGACAAACCCCAGGCCGAAGCAGGAAATCCGTTTAAAGATAGTGTTGTGCAAGAACGTGTTACGCATGGGACGGATACCGA